AGAATATGCCATAGAATTCTGATTCATGTAGATATATAGAGAATCGTGATGATGGTTTAATGTTTCATCTTTCAGTTTAAATTCAGATGAAATGAGTTCCTTCGATTTTCTATCTCCCATTGTGGGGGTTTGCGGAAATCTAGATCTATAGTCAAACTTCACATCATATAACTTCTTCTTTGCTATATCAACAACTCTTGTGGTTGAAGCATATGCTCCTCTAGCGGACATTAGATATTTTGAAGAGTTAAGATCACTGGACATGGAGATTATCTTATACTTCGCTTCTTCATAACCTTCCGGAGTTCCAGGATTGGTCTCTTGTAAGAAATTAAATTTATAGGTTCCAATAGAACTCTGTTCAGCTAAAGATTTGTATGATTTGATATTAAATCCATTCAGTGATTCGAAGGCATATATCGGAGAACCAGTGTCAGAATATGCATGTCGCAATAGCCAATTTATTGCTGAGAATGGTTTTAAATTTGGAATGATTAGTTTGACATTTCCTTTACTATCACTATCACTTTCCACTATCCCCGAATATCCCAAATCACCTTTCATGATCTTGCTAATTTGTTTGGAAATAGAACCTGACGATGTACGTGAGATTGATACTACATGATTATAAAATGCATGTTCCGATACACATGTAAACTGATATGCTTGTAGCGCATCTTTGACCTTACCGAAAGTTGGGATTTCCGATATGTAAAATGTTTTCTTAATCTTTGTTGTATCTTTAGATCCTCTATCCCGCTTGTAGAATGTTATCTCTACCTTCTCTTGCCCAGAGATTCGGAATTCTTCAAACAAGTTGATCGTGTCTCGCACTTCTATAGTAGCTACCAAAGAATATGTGTAAATGCTTTCTGTGATAGTTGTTTGTGTCACGAACGCTTTAATGTCCGCAGTCTTTCCATACGCATTCGTTAGAACGATACTACTAATTCTAAATGCTGACGGAAACCCACTTTCTGCGGTATTTTCGTTCTGACTATTATTATTAATCATCTGTTAATCAACTCTTGATATGCATCGGCGAATTCAAAAATCTTAGACTCTCTGACAATTCGAATCTTCGATCTTTGATCATTAAGGTCTTGCTCATACTCACGGTATGTGATTAAGTCCAACTGAATAGGTGGAGTTCCGCCAGATATATACAAAGCATTATGTACAATTCTACCGGCAGCATCTTCCCAGTGGTGTGGAGCTAATTGTCTCTCAAATACTTCATACGATGTCACAAAATCTTGAGAAGTGTCGCCACGAATAATTTCGTTCTTTTGAAAAACTCCAGATATATTTGTCAGTACCATTTGCTGAGTCGTAGCATCTTTGGCAGATAATGTCGCCGAGGCACCACTCAAGAAACCTACGACTCGTTCCCCGACGGTAAATCTGTCGGCCAAACTATTTTCAATTGAAGTTAGTAACCCATCGCCATCATATACATATTTCGGTCTGCATGTAACTACGACTCCTGGATATTCCTCTGCCATATATTTTTCAAACTCATCTGAACTCAACGGCCAAGAGGACAATCCTGTACGAAGATGTTCGTTAACAATAAAGAACGTCCAGTAATATTCCGGAGTGCCATACAACTTCTGAGAAACTACGTCTGGTCGATCTCCCTCTTGAATCTCATAATACGTGTATAACGATAGCTCGTCGGTAAATTGTTCCTTTGGTTTAACGAACCTGAATAGGTCGATGATTCGTGTCTGAACTCCGTTTCCTAAGAAATCGTAATCTGTTTTTGGGAAGTTTCTAAAGAATGACATTATATTCTATCCTAAATTAATATGCATCACGATGATATTCACGATACATCGATTCCAGATCGTTGCGTGTAAGCGCCTTGGTCTCTTGGAACCCCAATGTCAATGATACGTCTAATGGAGCGCCATCGGAATAGAATGAGTTCCCACTTGCATTATATACTGTAGATATGTTCATAAGAAAACAATTGTAGATCGGTGAGTAATATCTATTGTAGTCTGTTGATTTTGCCGATAAAACACTAATTTTAAATTCAGATGGGTATTTCAAAACAAGTGTGTTTCCTGCTGGATATGCGTTATATTGTAAACGCTTAACCAACTCTCTAATATCATTACTCTCTTTTGCACTTTGCGCCACCAATTTAAATTCCAATGAGTATGAACGAGTATTAGAACCTGAGAACGTTGTCCTCTGGTTTGGGTTTAAGAGAGTCCGTTTGTTATATAGAATAGCGTCAGAAATAGCATCTGTCGCTGAAGTTCCAATGCCACCAGATTTACTTGCGATCTGAGCAAGAACTGCTGCCTTAGTCGTAGTGTCACCTATTCCGCTTGCAGCTGCTTTAGCATTCTCGATCGCTGCTGGTATACCATTACTTAACGCATCCTGTGCGATAGATCCAAGTTGGTTCATATTAGTTGAACCATACGCCAAATTATCAGCCATAGGCAACCCCACCGGAATCGGTAAAGTAGCGGTAACTGGAAAATCTAAATTCTCACCAACTGTCTCTATGATCATTCTATTATAGTTCTCGATCTCACCAGGAATACGAATTATCATATTCGGTTTAACCTTCTTACCACTGGAAGAAGAAGATGAATATACGTTTGGATTAGCCATGGGTTTCTCTTATAAATAGTTATTAGGTGAACAACTCTTATTAGTATTTATATGGCATATTCGGGCAGATATCCAGTCGCCAACCCACAAAAGTATGATGGGGACTCAACTAAGGTATATTACAGATCATTGTGGGAAAGACAAGTATTTAAGTGGTGCGAGAGCAATCCGCAAGTTATACGTTGGAGTTCTGAAGAAACAGTGATCCCTTACAAGTGTAAGACCGATAACCGTATTCATAGATACTTTGTAGATGTGAAGATTAAATTGGAAACTGGTGAAACGTACTTGGTTGAAATCAAACCGAAGAAAGAAACTATCGCTCCGAAGAAACCTGCACGTCAGACAAAGAAATACGTAAACGAAGTTATGACCTATGTCAAGAACCAATCTAAGTGGGAAGCTGCAGAAGAATACTGTATGCAACGAGGATGGAAGTTTGTGGTGTGGACAGAAGATACGTTAAAGAGTCTTGGAATTAAATTATTAACAGCAGGAAAATAAATTGGCATCGCTACTTTACAGATTAGAACAAGAGGCATTTCGTGCAGGCATCCAGGCTCGTACTGATGAAGCACGTGAATGGTTTAAGGTTAAAGTCAAACAACTTGGTAAGATCAATCGTCAGCAGTTATTGCGGGATGAGGCATTGATTCGCAAGTCTCGTACGATGATGGGTCATATGTACATGTATTACTATGATCCTAAGCATCGCGAGACTCTTCCGTATTACGACGCATTCCCATTGACGATTATGGTTGAACGTGCGCCAGGAGGATTCTATGGACTTAATCTACATTATCTAAAACCAAATACCAGAGCGATCTTTCTGGACAAGTTGACAGACACACTTAGTAATGACAACTACGACGAGACTACGAGGTTTCGTGCAAGATATAATCTATTGAGTAGTGTTCGTAAGTTCAAGGAATTCCAACCTTGCTTTAAACATTACTTATCATCGCAGATCGACTCTAAGATTGTACTGGTACAACCTCCGGAGTGGGAGATCGCAATCTTCTTGCCGACAGAACAGTTTGTCAAGGCTAAGAAAACACAAGTGTGGCAGAAGTCCGCAAAAATCATAAGAGGAACATAAGATGTCTATTCTAGGATCAGAGATTGACGACCTAAAAGGCGTATTCAGTAAGCGTCAGGGTCCAGCACAAACCAATCGGTTCATGATATTCATGCAACCGCCTGCAGCATCTTTACTCAATCTAGATGTTAACGCCGCGATCACTGGAGCACTATCTGGAAATCTAAGTCTCGGTGGATTTATCAATGATCCCCGTGATGTTTCTTTGTTATGTGAATCATGTACACTGCCAGGACGTAGTATCACTACGATTGAAAAGCAAAACGTAAAGCAGGCAGTCAAGGTTCCATATTCATTCTTGAACGAAGATGTGACATTTACATTCATTCTTACTGGCGATTACTACATGCGCAAGATGTTTGATAATTGGTCTGATCTTGTGTTCGATACAAAAACCTACGAGATGCGTTATCCAGAAACATATACCACTGATGTTCGGATCGCTCAATTAAACAAACAGAACATTCCAGTCTATACAGTAAAGCTTGAGAAGGCATATCCAACCGGAATCAATGCTATTACATTAGACAATACCGCCGAGAGTAGTATTCAGAAAGTTACCGTTAACATGACTTACGAGAACTTCGTCGTAGAAGGTTTCTTAGATTCTGTCGCCGGCATCGCGAAGGGTGTTCTTGGATCCGTTGCGAATGTATTTTAATCGTAATAAATAGGTTTGAGTGAATTTTTTATTAAGGAGATAATCACATCATGGCATTACCAATTGTTGACGTACCGAAGTATTCGGTCACCATCCCCTCCACTGAAGAGAGTGTAGTTTATAGACCGTATCTGGTCAAAGAAGAGAAGATCCTGATGATCGCTATGGAAAGTGAGAATCAGGAACAAGTTATGCGAGCAGTTAAAGAAGTAATTGCTGCATGTACGTTTAATAAAGTTAACGTAGATAATCTCACTGTCTTTGATATGGAGTATGTATTTTTGAAGTTGAGATCCAAGTCTGTCGGAGAAGTATCTAAGATCGGTGTTAAGTGCGGAGAGTGTTCTACGCTAAACGACATTGAAATCCAACTCGATGCTTTGGAAGTTAGTAAACCTACAGAAGATAAGTCTGTGGTTATGATCACCGATACGATCGGAGTTAAGTTACGATATCCAACAGTTAAAGATGCAAACTTGTTGGCGAAATATAGTGGTACAGAAGCTGCGATAAAAACAATTGTAGC